GCTCCGGCCCGCACTGATACCCGCGCCCGGCAAGCAGTTCGTTGTCGCCGACTGGTCGGCCGTCGAGGCGCGCGTAACAGCCTGGGCATCCAATGATCCACAGGCCGACGATGTGCTGCAAGTCTTCCGTGAAGGTCGCGACATCTACAAACGTGAAGCCGCCGGCATCTACCGCGTGGCCGAGGATAGCGTAGACAAAGACCAGCGCCAGATCGGCAAGGTCGCGATCCTCTCACTTGGCTTCGGTGGGTCGATCGGCGCCTTCTCGGCGATGGGTCGCAATTATGGTGTCTTCATGCCTGAGTCCGATTCGCGCCGCATTGTGGACGCATGGCGGCGCTCAAACGCGTGGGCGGTACGTTACTGGGGCAAGCTTGAGGACGCCTACACACGGGCGCTACGCAACCCCAATCGGGAGTTTTCCGCTGGGCGCGTCGTGTACCTCTACGACGGTCAACATCTCTGGTACGCGCTGCCGTCGGGTCGCGTGTTGTGCTATCCATTTGCTAAGTTTGAGGGTGACGAGATCACGTACGTCAAGGCGGCATGGAAGCCGGCAGCGGATGCCAAAGAATGGCCACGGGCACGCTTGTGGCGAGGGCTTGCCTGCGAAAATATAACTCAGGCAATCGCAAACGATCTTTTGCGTAATGCTCTGCGGCAGTTGGATGATGTAGTATTGCATGTCCATGACGAAATTGTCTTAGAGACGTCTGACCCCGATGCACCCAATACCCTAGAGCAAGTGATGTGTACGCCGCCTAAATGGGCGGCTGGACTGCCTTTGTCCGCTGAAGTTGAAGTGATGAATCGTTACGGCAAATAAAAAAGCCGCCTGGCAGGGCGGCTTTCCAACTACAAGGACTGCAATGGATTTCCTAGAATTTTATACTAATTTGGCACCACAGGGTGAGACTGCTTTAGTTGTTCGCCAGAAACCTAAACTTAAAAGCGGACAGATTCAGCTGCACCCCGATGGCGCAGTGATCTGCACATGGCCGGCGTACCTGCCGGACTATCCGACCAAGCCCGATTGGGCGATCTACGGCAACACCGCGTCGTTTATCGTTGACCGGTTCAAGGACGGCCACGTTTCGGCGTCAGCTGCGAATGCCGACTACGTGCTGGTGATGGTGCTGGACGACGTCGGTGACCCAGAAAAGGCGCCGAACCTGCCGCCCCTGCCGCCGACATGGATCATTGAGACGTCTGCCGGGTCGTTCCAGTGGGGATACGCATTCTCAGAGCAGCCGACCACCGGCGAGTACGCTGCGGCCATCCGAGCCATTGCCGACGCCGGTTACACCGATCCTGGCGCCTGCAACGCGGTGCGCAACTTCCGCCTGCCGGGGTCAATTAACATCAAGCCGGGGCGGGATAACTTCGCCGCTCGTCTAGTCGAGTTCCACCCAGAGCGCGAGTACAGCCTGCCCGAAGTGTGCGCCGCTCTGAATGTCACGCCAGCGCCTGCCGAGTCGCTCGGCGTGCGGCCTATCCGACTGTCGGATGATGGTGCGGATGACGTCATGGCGTGGCTCTCACATCAGGGCGTGCTGTTGTCGACACCGAACCCTGCCGGGTGGGCTGGCGTCATCTGCCCCAACAAGGACGAGCATACTGATGGCAACCCAGAGGGGCGCTACAGCCCGTCAACGCGCTCATACCGCTGCCTGCACAGCCATTGCGTCGACTTCGACTCGCATGCGTTCTTGGATTGGGTTGCAACCAACGGCGGCCCCAAACACGCGCCTGGCCTGCGTGAAGAGCTGCTTGCGGCGGTGATGGATCAGACGCTCGCAAAATTGACGCCGACTGAGGCGTTTCCGGACAAGGGTGCTGAAGTCATTGCAGAGGTTGAGAAAAAACAACTGGATAGGGTTGAGAAGGAGAGCTGGTATGAGCGCTTTGCGTACATTCAAAACGAAGATGCGTACTTTGACATGCTGGATCGACGCGAGATTAGTCGCGGTACTTTTAATGCACTCTTTCGACACATTTCCTGCTATTCAATCCACAAGAGCAAAACGCCGCGCCGAGTTGAGGCGTCTATATGCTATGACGAGAACCGACAGGCCAAGGGCGCGTTGACGATTGCAGGCATCACGTACGCCGCTGGCGAGACGGTGCTGGTGTCGCGTGAGGGGCAAGTGTACGGCAACCGGTGGGTCGACCACCGGCCAACAGCGGCCACCGGTAACGCAAAAATATGGCTCGATCATGTTGAGCACATGTTGCCCGACCCGGTCGAGCGCAACCACGTTCTGGACGTCATGGCCTACAAGCTTCAAAACCCAAACCGCAAGATCAATCACGCGGTGCTACATATCGGTCACCCTGGTTCTGGCAAGGATACCCTGTGGCAGCCGTTTCTCTGGGGCATCGGGGGCGAGGCGCTCTCAAACGTGTCAATTGTGCGCAACGAAGAGATTCAGTCGCAATGGGGTTACGCATATGAGTCTGAGGTGATGGTGTTTGAAGAGCTACGGCAAGCGGAAGCGAAAGACCGTAGAGCGCTCGAGAACCATCTGAAGCCCATCATTGCAGCGCCGCCGGACTTTTTGCAGGTGAACCGCAAGGGTATGCACCCGTATCAGGCACTCAATAGAATCTTCGTTCTTGCGTTCTCTAATGAGCGCGTGCCGATCTCGTTAGCAGGCGACGACCGCCGCTGGTTTGTGACGTACTCCGAGGCGCCGCGCATGACCGAGACAGAAGCCTGCGCGATCTGGGACTGGTACAAGGCCGGCGGGCTGGCTGTGGCCGCTGGCTGGCTGTATGCGCGTGACGTGTCGCGGTTCAATCCTGGCGCCACGCCGCCATTGACCGAAGCGAAAATAATCATGATCGAGCAGGGCAGATCGACTGCTGAGTCGTATCTGGTCGAGATGATTGAGCGCCGCCTGGGCGAGTTTTCAGGTGGTGTCGTGGCTGCACCGTTCTACAGCCTGTGCGACCGGCTACAGGGCGGTGCGCCGATGAATACCCGCGTGGTACAGCAGGCACTACTGCACGCGCTGAAGGAAGCCGGCTGGGTCGATATGGGGCGGTTAGCATCACGCGAACACAGCACTAAGAAGCATATATTCTGCGCGCCAGAGCTAGCCGACACGGCCAGTAAATCGGAACTGCGCCGCATGGTCGAGGAAACACCGCCGCCGTCAGCGGTTAGGCTGGTGAAATAATGCGCGTCCTGATTGCTTGTGAATACAGCGGTACGGTGCGCGATGCGTTCATTCGAGCCGGTCATGACGCGTTATCGTGCGACCTGCTACCGACTGACGTGCCTGGGCCGCATTATCAGGGAGACGTGCGCGACATTCTGACCGATGGCTGGGATTTGATGGTAGCGCACCCGCCATGCACGCATCTAGCCGTGTCAGGCGCGCGCTGGTTTAAGGATAAGCAGGTCGAGCAAGCCGAAGCACTCGATTTTGTGCGACTGCTATTGGCTGCACCGATACCGCGCATCGCGCTGGAAAACCCGGTCAGTATCATTTCCAGCCGTATCAGGAAACCAGATCAGATCATACAGCCGTACCAGTTTGGTCATGAGGCCACAAAAACAACCTGTTTGTGGCTCCAGAACGTGCCGCCGCTTGTGCCGACTGAGATTGTGGGCAAGGGCGCGCGGCACGTCACCAAAAGCGGCAAAAGCCTGCCGGAGTGGTATAACCTGCCGCCGTCACCCGATCGGTGGAAAATCAGATCAGCGACTTTTCCCGGCATAGCGGCCGCAATGGTCGCACAATGGGGCGCTCTGGCGTAAAAAAAGCCCGGCACAGAGGCCGGGCGAACTGAAGGACGGCTGGAGAGAGGCCGCGCTATAACCCTAGCACGATCGCGAGCATGGCTGCAAGTATCAATCCGATGAGAGCGAACATGCGGCCTCCGCTTCAATGTCTTTAATGATGTAATCCTTTAGCAAGTCGATTATATCGACACCACCGGCAAACGCATGGATTAACCAGGCGCCGCCATTCCAACCTGCAGAACGATCAGCGGGCTCCCAGTCGACAAAGCAGAGCAATTCGGTGTCGCCGTGATGGTACGTGTATGGCCACAGGTGCTGTGGCCAATGGCCGCCGCTGATGTCAGTTTGCGTTTTCATTGGTTAGCTCCTCAATACTGATCGTTGCATCGTGTTCCCAATCGGCAGTGCCGGAATAGATGATTTCCCACGCCGCGTCAATGTCGGCGGCTTCAATGTCGCAATAGTCAACAGTGACCCGCTTAAAGTTAAATGTTTTCATTGGACAAGTCCTCCAGCAAAGGGATTGACGGGTCATACAGCGCCGTACCGGAATAGTTCAGATTGTCATATTCGGTTTTGATAAGCATGTTCAGCCCTTCAAATTGGCGGACATAATCGCCTGTTGACATCGTGCCGGCGTAATCTTTGGGAAACTTGCGGATGTCTTTCGGTTTCTTTGGTTTCCACGCCTTGCGGGCAAGTTTCGCCCACTCGATCGGGCATTTGTCGAATTTGAGCGTGTACGTGGTTCCATCTACTTTTAACGTTTGCATGGTCAGTTCTCCTGTATGTTCGTGATTAAAGGCATCCAAGTAAAACACCGTCTTGATCTCTAACTTCGATCACCCAGACGTTTCGCTGCATTCGGCGGGTCGATGCAAGATGCAAGACGTATTGCCAATCTGGGTCAGCGGCGGCATTCTTGTTGCGGATGGCTATTGCTTTTTCATAATTCCTAAAAAATGTCATGGTCGATTCTCCATAGTTACCACAGCGCTGTGCCGTGGGTTTCGATTGTGGGCACTTGTGCCCGTTTGCGCGTTACTTTGCGCGTTATGTAAGGCCGGCCTGCCGCTGGCGGGAAATCGCGCCAACAGCAGACCGCCCCGAAATCATCTAACCAGCCGTATTGCGTCATGCGTCTGCGTAATCGGCGATCATGTGCGATGCAATCTCCAGCCAATTAACGTCAGACATGAATGCGCGGGCATAGTCCGCCATCAGGCTGTTAGCCGCCGATTCGTAATTGTAGATAACGTAATCCTCGGCGTATGTCTGCAGATTCTCTGCGAGATCATGTAGCCATGCCGTGCTGTCGTCATAGTCCGAAAAATGCTCGCGCGGATCAAAGCCATCGAATATTTCGAGATTGACGCGCCAAGTGGCGTAGTTTGTCCAGCCGTTATATGTTTTGTCAGTCATGGTTAGTTTCCTTTTGAGCGAATAAAATCGGACAAGAATATTTCCAGCAAGCGAACGCGTCCAAGACCTTCAAAATCGCCGTTCCTGTCGTTCCACTCCAATGCGCGGATGATGACGTCATCCGGCGCGGAATAGATATCCCACGCATCGTGCGGCACGCCGTGGAATAGCTCAACGATTTGGCCTTCTTGAAAATCATACGAAGTTGCGCTCATAGTCAGTTCCCCTAGTTGATTAATAAGCAAGGCATGCAACAACAAAAACGCCTAGCCATACAAAGGCGAAAATAGCGCCGATTATTTCCATAAGTGTCGGTTTCATGCGAGTTCCTTTGCGTAGTGATACATAGACCAGCAATCGCGGTTTGCCCAATATTGCAGATCGTCCGCGTCCGTCACTAATTCACCCACTACCTGCAAAATCTCGCGATTTTGCGCCGCGTCTTCATCACGCGGAAATTGATAGTTGAGCCACTTATCAAAGAAGGCCATGTATTCGCCAAAAGTAGTCATTTTTAATCCTTTGCTTAAAAAATAGGCAGTTAATCGGTAAAACAATTTGTTGCTACACGTCTTTATAGTCCATATCCGAAAGAATGTCAAAGAATATTTTGCAGTCCAAATGATGATTTTTTTGTCGCCAATGTTGGCGCGATGTTGGCGTCAAAAATCGCCGTGAGTGCCAACGCGATAACCTAGTCTGCGAGCGGCTTTTTGCTATTTGTTGGCTATGTTGGCTGTTTTGTAGATTGAACCTATATAACTTCATTTTTGATATCATAATGCTAATAGAGTGTGTGAATGGCAGCGCTGTCACGTTTGGCCAGCGATTTTAAACCATAGCCAACATAGCCAACATTGCCAACATAGCAGAATGACAACACATAAAGTTATCCACAGGTTTGGTAACATTATGCTAACAGTTAGTGACCACTAACCTGTCATGTTAGTGACCACTAACTTTGTAAGTGAGTACTCACTAACCTAGTTAGTTAGTGCTTACTAACTTGCCAGGCTGACAACACAAAAGTGAGTGCTCACTAACCTGGGGGGTGGGGGGCCGGCGGCAGGCCGGTCGCGGTCACGGAGGTGTCAGAAGAAATTTTTTATTTTTTTAAAAAATGTTGGTAGCCAACATTGCCCACAAATGCGCTAATATCCGCATATGTTCAAATCGATACCATTCTCACCACGCAAAGTCGAGGCGACCGAAGCCAGGCTTCAGGCCATCTATGACGCTGCTGCCTTGGGTCTGAAAGGCGACTCGCTCGCCTTGGCTGCTGGTATGCTGCCCACCGAGTTTAGGCAGCTGTGCGAGCTTGACCCCGTGGCCGACATGGCGGTACTAAAGGGCCGCGCCGACAGCGAGATGGAGGCCAGTGCCCACCTGCGTGAGGCAGCCCGCGCTGGCGACAGCAAGGCGGCGTTAGCTATCTTGCAGCACGCCCACGGCTGGACGGCCCGCCAAGAGATTAGCGTCGACATCACCAACAAGATCAGCATCACGCAGGCGCTGCAACAGGCACAAGAGCGCGTCTTGGACGGTCTGATTACAGAACAGCAACCCCAACATCTACCAACTAAAGTGACGAATGGCGCAACAGCCGATCTATGACGCCGAGGGCGAGCAGCTCCTAATGACGCGCCTCTGGGCGCCGACCATCGCTGACGACCCCGAGGCGTTTGTGCTGTTCGCGTTCCCGTGGGGGCAGGCAAACACGCCGCTGGCCAAGTTCAAAGGCCCGCGCACCTGGCAGCGCAAGATACTGCGCAGGATAGCTAGTCATATTAAAAACAACCGTGGCCAGATCGACATGGACGCCCTACGCACGGCGGTTGCGTCCGGTCGAGGGATTGGTAAGTCTGCCTTAGTTAGTTGGCTCATCTTGTGGATGTTGACCACCCGCATCGGTTCCAGCGTGATCGTGTCAGCCAACTCGGAAGCCCAGCTGCGGTCGGTCACATGGGGTGAGTTGACCAAGTGGCAGGCGATGGTGATTAACAACCACTGGTGGGAGATCAGCGCAACCAAGCTAATCCCAGCTAAGTGGCTAACTGAACTGGTCGAGCGGGACTTGAAGAAAGGTACGCGCTACTGGGCAGCGGAGGGTAAGCTCTGGTCGGAAGAGAACCCCGACAGCTACGCGGGTGTGCACAACCACGACGGCATGATGCTGGTCTTTGATGAAGCCAGCGGCATACCGGACGCCATCTGGTCAGTCGGTGCGGGCTTCTTTACGGAACCAATACTAGACAGGTACTGGTTCGCGTTCTCCAACCCCCGGCGTAATCAAGGCTACTTCTACGAGTGCTTTCACGCTAAGCGGGCCTTCTGGCACACGGAAAACATTGACTCCCGAACGGTCGAGGACACGGACAAGCAGATATATGAGCAGATCATTGCGGAGTATGGCGAGGATTCGCCACAGGCTAGGGTTGAGGTCTACGGTGAATTCCCTTCGGCTGGCGAAGATCAGTTTATTGGTGCGTCTGCTGTCGACGATGCCGCCCAAAGGCCACGCTACAAGGACGAGACGGCGCCAATTGTTGTCGGCGTTGACCCAGCTCGCGGCGGCGCGGACGCAA